ATATGTACCTGAATATGTTAATCTTTCATGTACACTATCTATAGTAGTAACTGGACTTTCGCTTAATATTAGTATAGCCGTATTGCTATCACCAATATTAAAGTACTCAGTTTTATCTGTAGAAAAATAGTCTACAAACGAAGTACCACAATACTTCTTGGCAAGGTCGCTAACTTGAGGTACAATAACGTCTAGGCGTTGGTCTTCTTTCTGACCAGTGATGCCCTCTGCGTTTTTGAATTCTTGTACTGTTATTAAATCTGCCATAGTTAAAAAGGGGGAATGTTAGGTACATTCCCGAAAACCATAGTTAAGGTATTAACTACCTTTGTACTGTAGAGCCCACTTAGAAGTAGCGCCATCGATTAAATCAATGAAACCAAGTCTTTGTGAAGCAACTAGTACTGTTCTTTGTGAAGCAACTTCGTAGTCAGACTCGATGGTTACACCTCTGAGTCTTGGCATTACGTAGTTTCTAGCGTAAACTGCACATGCGTGGAATTTACTAACTGCTGGAGTTGCGAACTCATCACATACGATTACTTTAGAACCGAATACTGAACCAATTTCACCACTAACTTTAGTAGCCATGTCACCAACTAAGTTGACATCTTGGAATTCAGCATCTTCTAGTAACTCATAATATCCTCTTTGTGATACTATGTAAACAACGTCAGATGGGTTTAAACCATATTTGCCCATGTTCTTTCTGGCTGCTAATAGCTGTAAAGCTGTTAGTGAGTCAGAAGCAAAAGCTGTTGCTGTCTGAGTTAAGTCTGAATCATTTCTTGCTAAGTGAAGTAGACCTTCGAATGTAGCACCTGAAGTACCATATACGCCGTCTGCATCGTCACCACATAAGATTGCGTTTTCAATACCTCTAGCATGAGATCTAACCATAGATTCTCTTATTAGTGGTAGGATTGGCATGATTGCATCCTCTTCAGTTTCATTACCTAAGTAAGATTGTGAAATAAGTTTTTTCGTTGAAAGAGTTCTTTCCTGCATTACAACACCTGCTTTATCAGCATAAGTTGCAGACCTCATATCTAAGTTACCATGAGGGCTTGAGCCAGTAGCTGCTTGGTTAGCTGTAAATTCTGCATAACCTGAGTCTGGTAAGATAGGTAGAATTTGAGTTGCTGAAGTCATTTGGATTTCTCTAAATAACGGTGCAAGTACTAATTCATTCTGAATATCTCTTTCAATGTTTGTGGAAACAATTTGCTCAAAATCAGCTGATGATACATCAACACCTGACATTGCATTGACCTTAGTCATAAGGTCCTGTGAGTATTTTGTGTTCCAACCTTTTCCTGTAGCTAAACCAGCAAATTTTGCATCAAGAATATCATTCTCAAATGCTTTTTTCCAGTCGCCATTTCCTTGTCTGTCTGAGAAAGTTCTTTTTGAATCTCTCATTTTCATGATTTCATCAGACTTTTCAATTAAGTTAGCTTCAAGCTCTTTGACTACTCTTTCAAGGTCTTCGTGCTTTTCATTAACTCTTGTCTCAACATCAGACATAAGCCTTTCAGCTCCAGTAATAACTGACGTTACTACTTGTTTTTGTTCTTCCTGTTTTGCTAGGTCCACAGCTTTCTGCTCAGCTTCAACAGCTACTGATTTCTCAATTTCTGTTTGTGCTTTCGCTTTCTGCTCGGCTTGTTGCATCGCAATTTTAGTCGCAGTTTCTTCTGCTACTTTTTTTGCGAACGCTTCAAGGTCAAAGCTCTCAGGAGTTATATTTTTGTCATTTGACATAGATTTCTCCGTTTCTTGGGATAATTCCCCTTGTGGCTGCTCTACTTCAACAGCATCTGCTGAATTAATTGAGTTAGCCTGATTGCTAAAAGTTTGCTTAAACTTATCGTATTCTTCCATGTTGTCAAATGATTTGGCAACTGAAAAAGTAGCAGCTTGATTACAGGGTACTGTAACAACTGATACTTCAAAAAGCTCTGCGTCCTTTATCCTGTATCCATCGGTTTCGCTCATATAATCAGCGTCCTTGACTCTGAAACCGACAGAAAAGGCTCCAAGTACACCGTCTTTGATTAATTCTTTTACATCGCCAGCAGATTTAGAGATTCTAGCATTAAGCTCTAATCCTTTCTCTCCGACGCCAATGGCAGTTGCTCTGCCTATTGGTCTGTCATAGTTATGATTAAATAATATAACAGGGTTGTTTTTAAAATTGTCCAATCCACCTTTAAGCCATGCATCATGGTCGACGATATCGCCTGCTCGGTCTTTAGTGTTCGTGCTAGCAAAACCTTTTATGTTTATGCTGCCATCGTCACCTTCATCTCCGATAGTCTTGAAAGTAGAAGTTAAATTAAATAGTTTAGTTGCCATCTTTTGGTGCCTTTTTAACTACTGGTTTAGTAGCTACTTTTGCGACTTTTGGCGCTTGTTTTGTTTCGAACATTTCTGGGTGATTAACTTTACACATTTGTTGCATTCTGCCCCAAGACCCAAAAGGTCTTTTTGCAATCATGAAACGCATTGGAACGTCCATTGCTGTTTTGTATTCGTTAGCACTCATTATGTGCCCTTTTTTGCCGAAGTACTCGGCGAGTTGTTTTAATACGACTTTTTTATTCGCCATTATTTTGTTCCTCTTCTTCAGGTGGTCTACCACCTTCTTCTGGGTTTGCCGCTGAGCCTGCTATATTCGCTGGTACTCTTGGTTCGTCAAATCCCGGTACTGGTTCTTTACCTAAGGCTTCTCTTGCTTCATTGGCACTAAATATGCCAGTATTCACTAGCGTAGCATAGTATGCTGCTTGGTCTCTTAATTCAGGTTGTAGAGCAGGTATATCTGTCACATTCTCTTTTATTTCGAAACCAAAGTATCTTTCTAGTGCATATCCGATTTTTCTTACGATTGGTAAGATAGTCTCAAGATAGTAAAGTCTATGGTTGGGTCTAATGTTTGCATTATTCCCGCCGTCTAATAGAATTGGTGGTATTCCCATCGCTTCTAATATAATTCTTTCATTGGACTTGATTCCTTCTTGGAAGTCCAATTCTTTAAAACTGATTTCTGTTAGATTTTCTACTTCTAGTCCACCATCTAAAAACAATGGTCTACGTCCGCCAGAAGTTGGGTTGTATCTTTGTACCCATGCTGCTAACATTCTTTCTTTAATTTTCTCTGAAAGTGTGTTAGGACTCTTTAGTACTAATCCTGGAACTGCTCCATTCTTGAAGAAGTTATCCTGGAAGTTTCTCATACTAGATAATAGTTGCATTGTTCTAAATGCAGGTTTTAATCTTGGTACGCCTCTATAAATGGATTTGAAACTATTTTCTTTTATATGTATAATCTCATTTACTGAGTAGTCTACACTACCATCAAATACGTACTTTTCTATGAAAGTTTTCTCATCTGTGTGTATAACTACTTTGTTTGCTGGAAGGTGGTATAAGTGCGCTCCGTCAAAATACATAAAGATGTTACCATCAATCATTAAATCTATTATAAGATTTCTTTTAAATGAACTGATGTCTTGAAAAGGGTTTACTTCGTGATTAAGTAGTAAATTTACTCTTGATTTACGAATGTTTTTTGCAACTCCTGTAAATCCTGGTATTGGGTTTCCAACAGTGAAAGGTATTTCTGCAACATCATCAACAATCATATTAACCGCTCTATTTACAATCTCTAGTTGTTCATATGCGTTTTTATAGTTGATAGTTCTTTCTTGCGAGTCGACAGTCATTCCCTCATTACGGGAAATTATGTATTGAGAGTCATTTAATTTTTCCTCTCTTTCTATTCCTAAGAATCTGTCATACCATGCCATATTTATCTCTCTGTTTCTCGACCCATCGTTGTTGTTTATTTGCTGTTATCAATTTGGGTCTTTTTCCGTAAATTGAATGCAATCGTAAATGATGAGTATGGCAAAGTGTTACACATTCGTCATACACTTCTACATAGTTTTCATCAATAAACTGTTTTCTTATATCTAGTATTTCTTGCTCTTTAGTTATATTAATCTTATTTCGTTTTAACCAAGTTTCTAGTAATTCTGTCAGTCCATTGTAGTGATGAAAATCTAAATGTTCGCCTGTTCCACATATATAGCAAGTGTCTTTCTTATTATATTGTGATTTGGCTTTATCTCTTACGTATTTAACTAAATCTCTTTTTAGTTCCATATTTCTACTCTTAATTAGAATTATACCAAAAAGTCACATATATTGTCAAGAACTGTTTTTGACAGGTGTAACTAGAAGGTAGTAATTGAGGTTTCAAATGTATACAGGGCATATCGTAAAGCATCAGCCATATGCGATGCCCCATCATGTTTTGGTTTCTCTCTCAGCAAGTTAGGGTTTGGGTCCCATTGATATTGGTCTAAGCATGTGAGAGCTTCTTTACATTGTTGGTCAACAAGTAAAGTATTGTTGTCTACTACTCCTGCCACATATCCTATTCCGTCAAGAACAGATTTTTTGGCGTTGATAGTAGTAATGTCATAGTTTTGAGCAAAGTCAAATCTAGTTTGTTGCGCTGCAGAATCAATATAAATGTAATCTATATCCCATTTATGTATAAGTTTTTGAATCTGTAGAGCATGTTGTTCAGTTGTTCTTTCGGAATCTAAATATTCATCTACTAAATGATAGATACCTGAGTCCCAGTCATAAGCAATAACACAAAATGCTGTAGGGTCTTTGTACCCAACATCAAGTCCTGCGAATACGTCCATCTTGCTAGTATCTAAGTCTTTAAGGTTTGATACGCAATGTTCGTAATCAAATGTCCATATTTGTCCTTCGTATACATTGAAGTCAGCCATATATTCTTGGGCGAATTCATTTGCAGACATAGTTTTCTTTGCTTCTGTAATATCTGCTTCTGATACACGAGGGTTCTCATGGTAAGTAGCTTTTATAGCACACCACTCAGGGAACTCATCACTAAATCCTCTATAGTAGAATTCTGCAAAATAATTGTTTCTACCCCTTGGAGTAGATATAAAGATTGCTTTTGAGTTCTCTTTATCTAGTGTAGGTCTTAGTGCTACATTGAAGGCATCTCTACCGTCTGTTAGTGCTGCTTCATCAAATATAATTAAGTCATAACTTCTACCAACTACTGAGTCTACCTGATTAATTGAACCCATACGAATTGTAGAACCATTCGATAGTTCTATAACTTTGTCTTTTGCATTATCTTTCGTAACTTCCAAGTCAAAGTGCTTTATCAAATTTCTTTGCAAGTCGAATGATATTTGGGATAGTGCGTAGTTGGGCGACATAAGTAGTACATTAGCTCCTGGAACTAAGCATACTAATTGCCCGATGATATTTGAAATATATGTTTTTCCTTGTCGTCTAGATACTGCTGCAGTAACAAAACGATACTTAGGATTGTTGATAGCATTGATGATAGCTGTCTGAGAAGAATTAGGTTTTATGCCTAAAAGCTCCATATAGCCTTCAATAGGAAGCTTTATGAATCTATCTTCTGTAGGGTAGTCCATTAGATAATCTGGGACTATGTCTGTTCTGCTTACTTCAATCAATGTATCAATTCGTTTTCAAATAGGTTAAATGGGTCACCTTCGTCTAAGAGTTCGAACTCATGACAAAGGTTTAGTAGATATAAGTAAGCGGCAGATACTTTAGCAAGTTCTTGTTCTGCTATAGTTCTTTCCGCTCCTAGTGCTTTTTTACTGCTTATCTGTGATAGGTGTTTGCTAGAAGTTAACGCAGTTTCTTCTAACCACGCTCTTCTAACATCAATTTGTTTCATCTCTAGTTTTCTGTTATGCAACCAACACCTAGTATCTCTGCGTTTGCAGCGAATACTTGGTCTGTAGCTCTTTTTGCAAGTATTACTACTGCTTTTGCATTTAGTGATATAGTTGCTAGTGTTACATCTGCTGCGTTGGCTACTGTTACTACTCTGATGGTAGCTCCAGAATTAAATAACCTTACATTTGGTGCGCCACTAAAAGTAGATGCTGCTCCTACGTTAATACCGCAAGCTGCTTCTGCTCCTAATAATTTAATACTCATTTTGTTTCTCCGTTAATAAGGCTATATTGCCTTCTTTTCTAAGTGCTTTTGTAATAGCACTTTATTGTGAACTGTTTTTGGGGAATGGAGTAGTACTTGTAGTTTCTTACTCCACTCTAACCTCTGGTGGTACTTGTCTCGTATAGTCGAGATAAGTGTTAGTAGCAAATCAATGTCTTTCGATACCTCTTTGCGGTGCAGACTCATTATCCTATATTATCTGTAGTGATTTTTACTTTCTGTTTGGCTGCTATCATTTTATCTCTGATATCTACGTTGCCGTCCCAGTTTTTATCCTCACCCTTTATAATATTCCATACTTTCTTTAAAAAGTCTTTCATTACCATTTTACCTTATTAGCCCAGTATGCTGCTGACATTTTACCTTTCTTGATATTTCTACCGTGTCTAGCTTTGAAAGAAGCTCTCTTCTTTTTCATCTTTGATGACTCTCCAGCTTTTCTCTTACCTGCAGTCTTGGCTCCTTGTTGTCCAAAACGAATAGTCTTTATTTTCTTTCCAGACTTCGCTACAACTATGTGTGATTTTTTCCTATGGCTAGGAGTTCTTTTTGGCTTATTAAATCCTTTGACTCCTGCTCTTTTTAGTCTTCCGTCTCTTTTACTTTTTCTTTTTACTGCCACGTTTTTTCTTCTTTTTAAGACCTGCTTTCATAAAAGCAAAAGCTTTCTTGGTCACAGTAGATTTCTTTTTGCTTCTACTAGTACCAGCTTTCTTTCTCTTGTTCATATTGGCATACAAACCCTTTCTTTTAGGTTTACTTTTTCTTGCCACTTTTTTTACCCTTTCCTCTCTTCTTAGGTCTTCCAACCTTCGAACCGTAAGTTCCTTTACCTTTTGGCATAGTTTACTCCTTTAGTGCTTTTTCAGCCTCGACTTTTGAGTCAAATTTTAGAATTGTTCCATTCTTCATAAAACACCAATGCTGTCTTTTTTGAAAGATTGGTGAAGATACTTCTTCTGTCTTAGATACTTGTTTAGTATCTGAACCAGTCATATCTTTTTTAGTGTAATTTTTTTCCATTGTGATTCCTATTGCATTGACAATAACTGCCAAATTATTCCTGCGGCGGCGCAAAGGCCTGTACCACTAGCTGCTATGAGTATAGTCTCTAGTCTAGTAACCGTTCGTTCTTGTTTGTCGAAACGTATTCCGCTATCAACGTCTATCTTCTCTATTCGGTTAAAGATAGTTTTCCATCTTTCCGCGCACACTGCCTCGTGTTTGGCGAGCTCCGCGGCCACGTCGTTAACGTCCATTATTTTCTCCCTTAAACTCCAGAAATTATTTTTTCATATGAAAGAATTATACCAAAAGTGGAGAAGAAAGTCAAGATTTATTTTTCAATGGTATAAATTTTAACTGGCTCGGACTTTCCTTTTACCGTAACTTCGTCTAAGAATTTGTAGTCAAATCCGTCAACTAAACTGTGTTCGGATATTATTAAATCCGTGTCATAGTCTTTACAACTAGATTCTAACCTTGCAGCAAGATTAACAGAATCCCCCAAAACGGAATAGTCAAAGCGAGTAGTACTCCCAAAGTTTCCAACCACGCAGAGTCCTGTATTGATTCCTGCTCCTGTATTAATCTCGTCCAGGCCTTCTTCTCTGAATCTTTCATTTAGTTCTCCTAGTGCTATTCTCATTTCGATAGCTGCTTCTGTGGCTTTTCGTTCTTGGTCTTCAATGTCTAGTGGGGCGTTCCAAAAAGCCATAATGCAATCTCCCATGTACTTATCAATAGTACCTCCATGTTTTAGTATAATTTCTGTTTGGTTGTCAAGGAAACGATTGATGAGTAAAGTAAGTCCTTGAGGATTTGTTTGGTATTTTTCTGAAATTGGTGTGAATCCTCGAATATCAGAAAAAAGAAAAGTCATACGTTTTGTCTCCCCACCCAATCTCAGTAATGTTGGGTCGTCCTGTAATTTTTTTACCAAGTCGGGACTAACATACGTTCCAAATTGTTGTTTAATTTGCAATCTCAAGAAAAACTGTGTAATGAAATTACGGAATGTGATAATAGTCCAGAATAAAAATCCGAGTAAAATAGTTGCAGAAGCGTCATACAAGTAAGAAGATTCGATTAATCGTAAAGATAAGTAACCTTGCCCTACTATCAGGGCAACCAGCACAGGCACGCTAAAATAGACGCTGCGGCCTGTCATAAGTATTAAAAGCAGACTCGCAAGTAATATTACTAGCTCTGCAGACAAAGCCCATGCTGGTTGACTAAGTGACTTTCCTTCGATTAAATTGTGTAGTACATTTGCTTGTACTTCGTGAGGATATTTCGGTCCTCCTGCAGTAGGTACTGGATTTACCACTCCTTCTGCTGTAACTCCAAATATAACAAACGGAGCAGGTATTGGGTCTGCCATATACTCTGATGCTGTTTGTCTGTAGAAAGATACATTGGAGTTTATCCATATTCTTCCATTTGGGTCTGTGTTTATAGGATTGTAGTTTGGTATACGTATCCACTCTATTCCTTGACCTGTCTTAATTTGATAGCTTGGGTCTCCGACAGCAACTCTTAGCATCTCTAAACTAAACGAAGGGTAAAGTTTATCTCCTGAACCTACGACTAGCGGCAAACGCCTTACGACGCCGTCTAACTCCGGACTTGCATTTATCAACCCTACGCCTTCTGCGTTGTGCTGTAATATGGTCAATTGTCTCAATATTCCCGGGTACTTCGTTATCCATGGTAAGGGGTCTCCTCCTAGTTGAGCAGTACCTACATGAGGCCCTGACTCAGATGCTTGTGTTGAAGCTGCGTAAGCTAACACAGTTGGTTTATTCTGAAGAGCATACGCCAGTTTAAGGTCGTTCTGCTTATCTCGTAAATCTGCATCTGGCATAAGTAAGGTCAAACCCGGTACTCCTGCCGTTCTTTCTATCATGGTTGCGAATAGACTTCTTGGAAGAGGGTATCCTCCATAAGCTTCTACAATTTCTTCGTCTAGGTCGACAAGAAGTATATTCTCATTTTGAACTGGGTCTTGAGTTGACATCAAGTAGTCAAACGTATTCAGTTCTAGTATTTGTAAAGGTGTCGGATTCCATACTAGTATTGCTAGTAGTGATAATCCTATAAGTGGATTAATTAGATATTTCATCCGTATATGAGCCCAATCATAATAAATGCACTACCCATCATAGCCATAACTCCAACTTGTATTAGTGTGGGAATCATGACAAATAGTTGCATGGGGTCAAACTTCATTGCTAGGAAGTAGTCATTCTCCATCCATTCTTTTATTTCTTCGTCTGTAGCATCTCTAGGTATTTTGTTCATTGTTGTGTTATAGTTAATGTTTTGGTACAGGATGTGTTGCAATTGAATACAGCACTATATGCTTGATTAGTAGAACCTGATTGAGTTACATTGACAGTATAGTCATCTGTGTAAAACTTCATATTTGCTGAGTGCGCTCCTACGCCATATTGGGTTAAATTTACAGTACTGTTGTCAGCATCTGCGTAGAAAAAGATATCGGCATCTTTATTACCGCTACCATATTGAGTTACTGTTGCAGAGTTGTTATCTGCATTACCGAAGTTATAAATAAAAGTATTGTGTGCACCACTGCCATACTGATTAATAGTATAATCAGAATCATCACTGAAGCTGAGTATTTTAGCGTATTTACTATTGCCGGTTTGTGTAATTGAATAAACGTTGTCATCTCCGCTCCCTAACTGCTCGGCAGAGTTACTGTTGCCGTCTTGTGTAATAGTAGATACATTATCATCTTCATCTTGGTCAATCCATGCAGTATTATCATTGCCATCAGTATTTATAGTATAACGATTACCAATATTATTAGACCATACAGTATATATTCTACTTATATTAGAGTTGCCTTCTTGTGTAGAACTTATGACAGCTCCTCCACAAGTATGAGAGTTATAGTTATACCCTGTGTGGGCTACGCCACCAGAGTCTGCTCCACAGATTACTTTTACAAGATTGCCATTGCCTATCTGCTTAGTACTAATCTGATTGTTGCTTCCCTTAGTAATTATAGTTGCTGTATTATCACCAGCAAAACTAGGGAGACTGATTAATGATAATAGTATTATCGCCCACACCATTTATACTCACCTCCATTATTACTCCTGCGTTGTTAATATATAAATATGTTCCTGCGTTTATATCTATACCTATATCGTATGTATTTGCTCCCTCATGTACAAAGTATATAAGTCCATCTTCTACAAAAGTGTAAGTTTGGTATACTGGGTCAAATCCACCTATAATACCTTCTAACTCTACTCCTTGTAGTATTGAAGTCTCATTCTTCTTTTTACTTGAGGTTTCTACTAATGCTAGTAAATCTATAAGGAGGTCTACTCCGAGTAAATCTATGTCTAGTCTTGTTACTTCTTCATCTTCGCCACAGTCCTCTACTAGAGCGTCGCAATCTAAATCTGGTGCATCATCGAAGAAATCCTTATCTAAGTCAGCAGTAGGGGATACTCCTGATTCTTGTTCTTCAACTGCTTGTTGTACTTCCTGTGGTCTCTGTACTATCAACATGTTGTCAATTAAGTCTAAAGTCATGTTTACAAGAGTCACAGGTGGTGTAGGAGGTGCTTCCCACACTGATACCATTGTTGCCTGAAAGGCTTCATTAAGTATCTCTACTCCAGCTGCTGTTGTTACTGTTATCTCTCCTGAAGAAGAGCCGTCAGCTTTTGGTAGTAGTATTATTAAACTTCTTCCTAGTTCATCTACTGTAGTTGTGAAATCTGTTCCACGAATACCTATAGTAGCGCTAGGGGTTGTAATAGTAATGTTTTCTTTGTTTATCTTTCCGAAAGCTCCAGTAATAAAACGAGCTGTTCCGGAAGCCATGTTAAGAGCCATTTTACTCTTACTTGGGTCTGGGTCAAATATATATTCATCAATGACTAATTTAGAATGTTCTGTTAGCTTTACTACAGAATCATCTAAAAACTTTATTGCAAGTCTTCCCTGCCCAGTTCTTATATCATCAAATGAAAAAATATCTGAAGCTAGTTCGGCAGTGAGGGATTCTTCAGAGTCTAGTCTTTGAATCTCTCCATTACCTCGTAGTTCAGATATTTCTCCGATTTCGCTACTTATGGCACTTATACTGAATAGTATTAGCAGCCAGAAGCGCATTGGTCCACGTTTATTGTTCCACTAGAAGTAGTGGATATTATATTAGCAACATTTGTACTAGAAGTATCGGTTTGGTCGATGGTCACAGTATTAGATGAGCCTGTTAAGGCTACAGTAATATCGTGGTCGGCTGAACCTGTTTGTGTAGTAGTAATTTGATTACTGTTTCCAGTAACTGCCCAATTATTAATACAACCAACAACTTCACAAGTACCGGTATAAGTATTTGATGTACCTTGAATTACCCAGTCATTATTTGCTCCAGTAGCAGTTGCGGCTGCTCCCTGTGTCCAAGTGAAAGTATTACTACCTCCAGTTGCTGCAAAATCAAAGTCTGAGCCAGCTACGTCAGCTGACGCACCTACACCCAATGTACCGATATTAGAATCACCAGTAACTATCCAATCCCATGATGAGCTATTACCTTGTAATATACTCGCTATGAAAGTGTTAGAGTCACCTATTTGGTCGATATCCAATACCATACTTGTTCCTGACAATGTAACCCTCGCATTAGCCGCAGTACCCACTCTGTTAGTTGCACCTATTTGGTCAACCGTTAAAGTTAGTCCTGTACCAGTTTGAGAGATATATAGGTCATTATTACCTGCAAATGCTGTAAAAGAAATAAGGCATATCGCGAATAGTCCAATTATCTTTTTCATTATTTTTCCTCTTTAAGTGCATGATATGGAAAATCCCACACTTCTTTTTCGAGACCTTGGACAACTAGTCCGTAGACTGCGGCTTCAATCGCAGCTCTCACGGCATGTCCAACAGCCTCGTTCTCTGTACTACCACTTTCCATTTCGACGAGTTCTGTTCCTAATTCTATGAATCGGAATATGTCGCCTCCACCTCCTGTGGATAGTATAGTCTTTGTAGTTGTAACATTCAGTATAACTTCTCCAGTTTGCACTAGAACTGCTCTAAGTGTTACAGTTACTATGTCTTCCCGATATTGGTTCTTCATACCTATTCCTAGATATCGAGCACCCGTACCGCCTGTTCGTATGTTAGAATCATAACTAACAATACCACCTTCTATAATCATTCCTGCATATAGTAGTGGTTTTAAAATTGTTTTGACATCTTCGCCTTTGTTGTAGTTTTCAAAGGTACTTCTTACAAGTTGTCTTTCTTTTGTTAAGGCATCTAGTCCATGTCTTTCTACGACGACAAACCAGTTTCCTCTTCCAGCATCTCTTAATGCTTCAGTAAGTATGTGAATAGAGCCTTGAGTTACAGCAGTACTAAAACTAGCTACTGTGTCTCCACCCTTTCTTTGTCCAGTATAGTCTCCAAACTGGTATACTGCTACTACTGTCTTTTGATTAGGGTAAGGTAGGTCTAGTAGCTGTGTTGTAGCACTAGGTTGTATTACAGGTCCTTTTATGCAGTGTTGTTTCTTTGATACTGCTTTTGCAACTCCTGTTACTACATCTTTACCAAATCCTTCTTCAAATCTATAACAGTCATCATAGTTCTGTGACATTCCTATGGAAGCACAACTATTTAGGAATATTAGTATTGGTAGTAGTTTAGCTAGCGCAGTCACTGAAACAGCCTCCAAATTCTCCTACCGGTATTGTAATTGTTGTTGAAGACAGCATAACTCCGTCCATCCATTCTTCTACTATCAAAGTAATGGTTTCGCCATTGTTTATCCAAGTTATCTTGTTTCCTTCCAACCATATAGTACCAGTAATTGGATTTTCCAAAGTACCAGGATTATCATAGTTAAAAAGTGATTCGGATATATCTTTTGCAAGAGTAGAGTATATTCTAGATTCTAAATTTCGTAAGAATTTTGCAAGAGTAGTATTGTCAGCGTCTCTTTGTGCTTCTTCTAAAGCTTCCTGTGCGTCTGATTTAAGTTTCTCTTTTCTTGTTCTTTCTTGCTCATCAATAGTCAGATAGTGTGCGGATTGATTAATCCCACTAAACGAAGGTGAGCCAAATTTATGTACAAGTTCTGTAGCTGAGGACTCAACAGTTAGTACTAGTAGTATGAATACGAAACTAAGAGGCCACCAATGAATTTTCTTCTTCTTATTAGGAGTTTTATCAGTTTTTATTTCTTCCCACTTAGCTTTTTTCATTTTACTCTGAAATATTCTGTCATATCCTTCATAATAAAGGTCATTTGGAGTTTTGGTACGAATAGTATCGCCTGTTATATCATTTTTTGCTGTCATGTTTCTTTTTCTCGTTTTCATTAATCTGTAAAACTGTGTTTACCTTTTGCTGTAGACGAATCATATCGTTGTCGAGCATTCGTATCTGGTCGATTAGTTTAATAAGTGCAAAATGCATGTCTTTTATTGCTGGTCCTATAACATTTATCATAGTGTACCACACAAAGTAGACAAAGTATCCCAAACCTACGCATGCGACTATTGGAAACCCATAAACTTGAATTGCATCAATCACGCCTGACATCTATACTACCGTCCTCTACAAAATTTTCTGCTCTAGCTATTCTATCTAAGTCTGGTGTAAGCTCTAAAGCGCTACTGACACTGACATCTAAACGAATCATATCGTTATTCATTGTTTTAATTCTTGTTACCAACATAGTACAAAAACCTTTTAAAGTATTTATCTGACCAACTACTCCACTCATGATTTGTTTCATGATTATGAAGATAAATAGCCCGGCGACTAACGCGCCTGCTATTGGCGCTCCAACCTGTCCTATGATAGTCCAAATTTGCATTACTTTTGGGTGTCCAAAAGCTTTTTCATAAGTTCCCCATAGTTACCTTGTCCGAAAGGAACTTGAGAATTATCTTGTATATTGACTTGTGTCTTAATTGTTTGTGCTTTTGCTTTTTCCATCTCGGTCTGAGCTTTAATCTCGTCCATACGAATCTTGTGAGACATTGCTAGTAAGTCTGCGATGTCCTTATTAGTATAGACTTCGCTTTCCTCGGCCTCTTCTAGTTTCTTTTCTATGAGCATGTCTAGAGTTTCTGCTAGCTTGCCCCTATTTCTGTACCCGGTGTCTAGATATACTTGGTCTACGTACTGCTTGACTTCTCGTTTTAGTAAATATTCGGATATCTTGCCCTCATCTACTTTTAAACGAATCGACACAGCAGGTATATTACCGAGTTCGAGATACGCGTTTGCTATTTCTAGTCCTTCAGGACTAATTCTGGTTGATATTTCTGTTGACATAGGTCAATTATAACAAAATTAAACATAAAAGTCAAGTAGAATTTTTGTATGCATCATTATGATGTGCTGGCGGCGTCTTTTAACAAGTTCGAAATTTTCCAAAGTTGTACATGTTGGGGGGTGAGAGCGAGGGCAACGGAGGGTAGTCTCATAACCCCCTCCCTGGGGGTCTTAGCCTCTCCCCCTGAGCTCT